CGTGGACGTCGGCGATCGCCATCGCTTTCGCGGTCGCCATCACCATCTTCTCGGGATCCTTCGGCGACATCCCGGTGCTCCTTGCGGGTGCTACCGATCATGCGTCCTGCGTGGCGTCGGGTGCACCAGGATTCAGCAACACCACGCGATGACGTGCACCGGTGCTGAAGCGACTCCCAGCATCACCGCGCGCGGCGGGAGGTCGCCGCCATGCCGGAACTGACCCCGTCCACCCGTGAAGCCGCCCGCCGCATCGGCATCACCGAGACGGCGCTGCGCAAGGCCGAGGCGACGGGGCGGATCGGCCGCGAGCCGGACGGAAGCTGGGACATCGACAAGACCCGCCGCCGCCTGGTCGAGACCGCGGACCCCGTGCGCTCGCCGCTCGCGAATGGCGGCGGGGGCGCGGCCGGCGGCGACACGCCGTACGCCCGGCTGAAGGTCGCGCAGCTCGCGCTGAAGGTGGAGGCGCAGCGCCTTGCGCTCGATGAGAACAAGCGCCGGCTGCTCGACGTCGCCGAGGCCAACGCCACGATCGACGAGATCGCCGGCGCGATGCGCGACGCGCTGCTGAACTGGCCGGCCCGGGTCTCGGGCCTGATCGCCGCCGAGCTCGGCGTCGACCCGCATCTGCTGCAGACCATCCTGCAGCAGCACGTCACCGACCTGCTCTCGGAGGCCGCCGATCGCTTCGACCCCGCAGGCCTCGGCGGAGCTCGGCAGCCGGGCGCGTGAGCATGTGCGCCGGCGGATGGGCGCGATGCTCCGCCCGCCGCCGCAGCTCACCGTCTCGCAGTGGGCGGAGCGGCACCGCATCCTCGGCAGCCGCGCCTCCTCCGAGCCGGGGCCCTGGCGCACCTCGCGCACGCCCTACCTGCGGGAGGTGATGGACGCGCTGTCGGCGGTGCACCCGGCCCGGCGCGTCGTGTTCATGAAGGGCGCCCAGGTCGGCGCCACCGAGAGCGGCAACTGCTGGCTCGGCTACATCCTGCACCACGTGCCGGCCCCGGCGCTGGCGGTGCAGCCCACCGTCGAGTTGGCCAAGCGCTTCTCGCGCCAGCGCATCGACCCGCTGCTGGAGGAGACCCCGGCGCTCAAGGAGCGGGTCGCCCCGGCCCGCGCCCGCGATTCCGGCAACACGCTGCTGTCGAAGGAATTCCCCGGCGGCATCCTGGTGCTGACCGGCGCCAACAGCGCGGTCGGGCTGCGCTCGATGACGGCGCGGTTCCTGTTCCTAGACGAGATCGACGCCTATCCCGGCGACGTCGAGGGCGAGGGCGACCCGATCGCGCTGGCCGAGGCGCGGGCGCGCACCTTCGGCTGGCGGCGCAAGGCCTTCCTGGTCTCGACGCCGACCATCGCCGGGCGCAGCCGGATCGAGCGGGAATATGCCGCCTCCGACCAGCGCCGCTACTTCGTGCCGTGCCCGCACTGCGGCGAGATGCAATGGCTGAAGTTCGAGCGGCTGCGCTGGGAGAAGGGCGACCCGCGCTCGCCAGTGGCGGGCCACGGCGGAGGCGCAGGATCCGCACACGGTCGGCTTCCACATCTCGGCGCTCTACTCGCCGGTCGGCTGGCTGTCCTGGGAGCAGATCGCCCGCGACTGGGAGGCGGCGCAGGGCAAGCCGGAGGACCTGAAGACCTTCAAGAACACCGTGCTCGGCGAGACCTGGCAGGAGCAGGGCGAGGCGCCGGACTGGGAACGCCTCGTCGAGCGGCGTGAGGACTTCCGGATGGGCATCGTCCCGCCGGGCGCGCTGGTGCTGACCGCTGGCATCGACGTGCAGGACGACCGCCTGGAATGCGACGTCTGGGGCTGGGCCGAGGGCTTCTCCTCCTGGCTGGTGGACCACGTTGTGATCCCCGGCAGCCCGCGCGAGCGGGAACCGTGGGACGCGCTGGCGAAGCTGCTGGCGCGCGACTGGCCCCGGTCTGGTGGCGGGACGATGCAGATCGCCCGGCTCTGCGTCGACACCGGCGGGCGGGACACGGCGGCGGTCTATGGCCATCTCCGCCGGCTGCGGGATTCGCGCATCGCGCCGACCAAGGGCGTGGACGGCTGGAACCGGGCGCAGCCGGTGCAGGGCCCGACGCCGGTCGATGCGCTGGTCGATGGCCGCAAGCTCCGCCGCGGCCTGAAGCTGTGGACGGTGTCGGTCTCCACCTGGAAGGCCGACCTCTACCGCCGGCTCTGGCTCGGGCGCGGCGATGCCGCAGAGTTCCCGCCCGGCTGGGTGCACCTGCCGCGGGCGATCGAGGAGGAGTGGGTGAAGCAGCTCGTCGCCGAGCAGCTGCGCACGGTGAAGGACCGCCGCGGCTTCGCCCGGCAGGAATGGGCGAAGCTCAGGGAACGAAATGAAGCGCTGGACTGCGCGGTGCTGGCGCGCGCGGCACTCTGGCTGCTCGGTGCCGACCGCTACGGCGAGCGCTTCTGGCAGCAGCTGCGGGACCAAATCGCCAATGCCTCGCTGCGGCCGAGCGAGCTTCCCGCTGCTGGGAACGTCGCTTCTCAATCGCCGCCGCCGGCGCCGCAAGTGCCCGAGACCCATCGCCCGCGTGGCTGGCTCGCGCCGCGCGGCGGCTGGCTGCGCTGACCCTGGAGACCTTGATGACCACCATCGTCCCGGTGCGCACCAGCATCGCCGCCGGCCAGGCGCTGAGCGCGCCGGTCGCCAGCGTCGGCTACGGCGTCTGCCTGCTGCTGCTCCCCGCCGCCTGGACCGACGCCCCGCTCACCGTCCAGGGCTCGCTCGACGAGGGCGAGCCCGCGGCCTGGGCGGACCTCCACGACCACCTCGGCAACGAGGTGGTGCTGACCGTCGCCGGCGGCCGGGCGCTCACCCTGCCGCCCACCCTGCTGCTCGGCTGGCGGTGGCTGCGGCTGCGCTCCGGCCTTGCCGCGGCGCCGGTGGACCAGGCGGCGGAGCGCCTGCTCACCCTCGGCATCCGGCCGCTCGCATGACCGCTCTGTTCCAGCACCACCTGCCGCCCGCGCCGGCGATGCTGCCCTACGTCCCGGGCCGGTTCTACGCCTCGCAGCACGCGCGCGCGGTGGGCGGCGCGGTGGCGATGGCGGCGAACCGGCTGTACTGCGTGCCCTACGTCCTCGCCCGGCCCGGGCTGTTCTCGGCCATGGCGGTGGGCGGGACCACCGGCGCCGCCGGCCTCCTCCGCATGGCGCTCGCCGCCGACAACGGCGCCGGCCGGCCGGGGGCGGTGATCGAGGAGCCGCTGGCCGACGCCGAGACCACCACCGGCGCGGCGCTCTGCCCCTTCGCGCAGCCGCGCTGGATCTCCGCCGGGGTCTGGTGGCTGCTGCTGTGCTTCTCGGGCACGCCCTCGGTGCGCGGCACCAGCACCCAGGCCTTCAGCGGCGGCAACACCCTGCTGCTCGGCTCGGCCGCGGCGGACGGCGGCGCCGGCGGGGGCACGACGGGGAGCGAGAACGGGTTCTTCGCGCCGCTGGCGCACCAGGCCGGCGTGCCGATCATGCCGAACCCGCCGAGCGGGCTGTCCTACCTGGTCAACGCGGCGGCGCCGCTGCCGACGCTCCGGGCCGCGTGATGGATCCCGCCGTCCTCGCCTGGGCGCTGGCGCAGCCGGCGGGCAGCCGTGCGGCCGCCCTCGCGGCCGCCTACACCGGCGGCACCACGCGGGTGAGCTTCGAGGGGCGCACCGTGGAGTACCGCAGCCTCGACGAACTCGGGCGGGCGCTCGCGGTGCTGCATGGCGCCGAAAACGGTGCCGCGCGGCGGCCCTCGGTCACGCTCGCCAGCTTCGCGCGCGGGGGTGGCGCGTGATCGAGCGGATGATCCGAGCCTGGCGGGCCTTCCGCGGCTACGCCGCGGCGCAGGATGGGCGCGCCTCCGCCTGGGCGCCCTCCGGCGGCAGCGCCAATGCCGAGATCGGCACGGCGGCGGCGACGGTAGCGCGCCGCGCGCGCGATGCCGTGCGCAACGATCCCTATGCCAGCCGCATCGTCGATCTGTGGACCGGCAATGCGGTCGGCGCCGGCATCACCACCCGCTGGCCGGACGATCCGCATCGCCGCGCCTGGCAGCGCTGGGCCGAGAGCACCGCCTGCGACGCCGAGGACCGCCTCGACCTCTACGGCCTGCAGGCGCTGGTGATGCGTGCCGTCGTCGAGAGCGGGGACTGCTTCGTCCGCTTCCT